AAGGGTGAGCGTACTAATCGTATGCGTAACGAGCATAATGAGTGGAAGAGAAGGGCAGACGATATTGGTGTCCCACAGTTACCTTCTGGAAGACCTACAAAGGAAGCCTTGGAAGAGTGGCATGAAGAAATCTTATTAGCTGAGGCGAATTATGAAGGTTGAAACAGCCTTACGCATTAAAGAGATGAATGATGAATATCTTGAACTCTGTAAGACGTTTATGGAGAAGAAGACTTTAGAGGAGTTGGAGATTATACTTTCTCTTGTCCTTTTGACGTTAAATTTTCAAATTTTAGGAGAAATGGGGTGTGGTGGAGAAAGCTAAGGTAGGGAATATTGTATTTAGTGACGCATACATATCTATGTATAAATCCCTTGAGGATTGCTTAGAAGTATTCTCTGAGAAATATGGTACGAGTGTTCGTGAGATAGAAAGGCATTGGGAAACGCAAAGCTTTACCATTCAATTTGATTGTGAATATTTCGATGAGATAGAATTAGGATGGAATAGTAAAGTGCCTTCGTATCATCTTGTAGATGGAAAGATAGTTCGTGTATAAAGTTGAAATAATCCACGAGGACGGCTCTTTAATCAAACGTCTTTATTTATTTGGTAAGGTTTTTTACAAAGGTTTTTTCATAGAATTGTACGAAGAAGGACAGACTTCACATAAGGATTTATTAGCATGGAGATTTACAAACAAGGAACGAAAGTAGAGATGTATGACGGTGGTACAGGTATCATAGTAAACGCCATAATAGAGGGGTCGATGGTCAAGTACACAGTAGCTTATATAGGAGAGGACTACTCGCAGGCGGTTTTTAGTGAGTGTGAGTTGAAATTCGGTAAAGGAGAGAAGGCTCAGATTGGATTTATTTCTTCAAAGCTTTCCTAAACCCTTGAAAGAACTTCTTAATGTTCTCAGGCGTGTACTCTCTAAAAACCCAAGGTCTACCTGGAACTTGAACACCTTTACCTTTCTTGTAGAAATTAAACAGCTTATCCCCTGCAAAGAACCTATTCTTGGTTACAAAACCTTCTTCTTGATACAGCCCATACCGAAAGAAGCTGAGTTTACTCTTTGAAGATTTCAGAGAACCTAAGAGTCCTCCATCAGCGATTAACGGTTTTTTACCTTGTCCTCGGAGGGATCTTGTTTCTAACGTGGACTCTTCTAATCCTTTTAGACCTCCTCTTAAGGTTTTTCCCGACTGCGTTTTAGCGTCTAAAGCCCCTCTATTGGTCAATCCTGTTATCAACTTTGGGAGCTGGGTCGCTAACTTTTGGAAGCTGAAGTTTGTCTCTATTCTTATCATTTATTTTCTTCCTTTTCTCCCAAGCTTTATTAGCTTTAGCTATAGTGCCAAGGTCTTCGTTATATTCCAAAGTAAGTTCTGCATTTGTTATTAAGTCTAATCTAAGTCTATGGTCATCCCAAATAATCTGATCGTTAGTGCTAAGAGGGTACTCAGGTGGAATAAAGTCCAAACCAAGTTTCTCGTCAAGGGTCACGCCTCTCGCTTTTGCAAGGGCTTTCTCAACTTCATAAATCTGATCTTCGTACAACCTCCAAAGCTCTATATCGTCTACATAGTCCTCATGTCTCTCCAAATCCCTTATCATCAAAGAGATACCAGAGGGGACTTCGCCACCCTGCTCACTCCAGGTAATCCAGAGATGGTTGTTCTGAGCAACAAGTTCGACCATAAACTTAACAAGGTCTACAGAGGTCTCGAGATCGCCTCCAGGACTCTCGATCCCAAACTTGGAGTCGGGGTCGTCCAGAGCTATGATATTGTTGACACCCATACGAGAATAGGATTTATCGGAATCTACCCCAGTCATCCAGGGTTGACCCCAGAGTTGATACCTACTCCCAACGGCAAGTTCGGTCATTGTTACGTTTACCTGCTCGTTAGCGGTGATAATATCGGTAGCACCCTCAACGAAGAACTCGTCGAGTTGGTGATCCTTGTGTGTGAAGATGACGGGTAGGATACCTAATCCATGATTAATTGTACTCTCGTGTATCACCCCACCGTCGTTATCAAATTGTTTATACACTGTATCATCATAGTAACCCCACCCAAGCTCTGCGGTATTTGAAGGATCTGAAACAGGAAGCATTATAGGATATGCTACAGCTATTGGGTTGAGAGCATCCTTCCCAAAGAATGGAACAAACTTATAAATCTGTTGATACTTGTAAATGAGACTTTCACCAAGAGAGGGGAGAATAGCCATACTCCCGTTCAAATTGGACATCTTTTCTTGATGTTTCATGGCAACGTCTTTGTTGAGGATCATATCACTGTATTTCGCCCCACCATTCCTTTTAACACCTGCTTGGTATATTCTACTCATCTTATCAATGAATCTTGCAGTGAAGTTATAGTTTGACATTGGAGCTTCTTTTGATGTAGCCCCATCGAAATATTCTGAAGTATATTTATTGGTGTTAGAGGAGTAGTAGTCCAGTTGTTTATTGACTTCCTCATCTCTCATTCTTATCCGTTCTAATTTTAAATCCTGTAAGGCATTTTTTATTGTTTCGTCTGATAACATTACCAACTCCTATCTAATAGTGTGAATCTTCCTCGTCTTATTGGGTAGCGATTGATAACGAAGTATCTTGTTTCATCGCAAGTATGATCGTGAAGCCCATCTTTTTTTGGTTTCAATTTAAGTTCTTTACCGTCATCTTCTGGATAACTGTAAGCTTCATAATCATCTATTGAGTTTACACACTTCTTATGGACGTGGAACTTCCGTTCACCGTTCGCATTTTCCATAAAACTTCTAACATGTTCAATACCTGCTGGGATGTCCTTGGAGACTTTATCTCTCTTGTAATGTACTTTTATCCCATGCCTTTTAAATATTTCTATATCTCCGATACCTGACCCACCTATTGCTGTACCTGCTGGATCTCCGAAGTATTTAATAACTCTGTAAGGTTTTGCCAATATCCTTCTTGCAAGAACCTCTGTTTTTATATTTGTTTCGTGAGAAATCTCATCTATCTTATAAATGTGATCTCTTGAATCAGTTTGATACCATCCGACGGCAGGCATCCTATACCCAAAGTCAATAGAACAGTAAGTTGGTAGGTCTGGATCGTAGGGGAAATCACCAACATCCAAATACCTATCAAATGGATAGACCTTGCCTGCATACGTTGTAAACTTAGCACCATACTCTTGATCGAATGATTCCTTTGTTAGATTTCTCTTAACTGACAGCAGGAACTTATCTCTCTTCCCACCAGGATAGACATGTTGATTAACCCATGATGGTGCTTGATAAGAGAACCAATCAGGGTCTTTCTGTCCTAAGACATACTTATCATATATATGATTATACCCTTTTGGCGTGGTTATGAATATCCCTTCCCCACGTCTATCTGCCAAAGTTGGCTGTAAGAGTTCATCCCAAATGACCTTCTTCATCCTTGCAGCCTCATCCATTACTACTTTGTCTAATCCCTCTCCAATAAGAGAATCAGGATTCTCAGCACTTTTAGCATGGAGGGTTGACCCCCAAGCTGTCTCTAAATACTTCTCCCCTTTACGATTAGACTTAGCCCTTATATTCATCTTCTCATTGTGAACACAAGTCTTCCAGACCTCTCGAAACACTAAGTCTGTAAGATTATGGTTAGGGGCTACAATCCAAGACCTTGTTTCAGGTAAAGACATCGTAACCTCCAACTCTTTAGCAGCAGATAGCGTCTTCCCAAACCTTCTTCCACAGACGTACGCTCTATAAGGAGCATACTCTTCTGGAAAATGAACCTTTTCTTGTCCTCTATGCGGTATGTATCCTGTGAATTTAAACCACTCTTTTTTGTATTCACAGTGTTGTTCCCAATTTTTCACGCCTCTTTAACACCTAAACTAACATTTTGTTTCATATAATGTTGTATTATACAAGTATATTGGAACTTTATGATTATGTGTATGTTTAAGACGCTAATTAAATACTCGCAGGAGGCTAAATTGACAGAAGAAAACAAGACCGCAGAACTCAATGAAGAGGTTAACAAGGGTGGTAAAGATTATGTTCCAAGAGACAAGTATAATGATACCAAGGAAGCACTAAAGGTAGCAAACGAAAAGTTGTTACAGATTGACAACGATGCTGAAAAAGCACGAGTTAATAAGCTTTCTGAGGATGGGGAATTTCAAAAGGTCATAGAGGCTCAGAAAAAAACTATCGAATCATTACAACCTCAAGTTGATGATTGGAACAACTATAAATCTAAAGAGAAAGAGAGTTTGTTAGGGAAGTTACCCGAAGAAAAACGGGAAGCCTTTAAGGATACTTCAATAACGGTTCTCAGAGAAGTTGTTGCGATGCAGACGAAGACAGTTGAAATTGATCAGGACAATTTACAGGGTAGAGGAAAAGCTCCCTACAAGAATCTCGGTGAATTAGCTACTGCCTTTGGTACAGGAAAGATTACTCAGGCTACCTATAAAAAGGAAGCTTTGAAGTTTAGACCAGAGAAAGGTTTGTATTAATTAATGAAAGACCTGAAGAATGTAAACAAGAAACCAACTGACCTTGATGGATTCAACCCTGATAAAGAGGGTAGAGTCTCAACGGGTACTATAGGTGGTGAAATGGTTTATGTATGGGATGATAAAGAAGTTATCTCTGATTCTGATGGTTTTGGTATGTTAGTTGGTAAACAGGAAATCCCTGGTAGGTTAAAATTTAACCAATCTATCCCTTTGGATCGTTTTAATAAAATTTTCAAAGGAGAATAAATTATGGCTGCTGGAGATATTAGTTATTATGCTGGTTCGTTAGTAGAAAGAATTGTAATTGCAGAGGCGTTAGTAGCGTTATCTGATGCGAATGTTATGTTGCCTCTCGTTACCTCTAAAGGTTTTGATGCTGCAAATACTATTTCATTCCCAAAATGGAATTTAGGAACTAATAAGATAACTGCAAGTGATGTGTCACAGTCCGACCCTGGAACTGACGCTGCTGCTGTTCTTATTGATTCAGAAAAGAAAACCTTAACACCTGCTCGATATAACTTTTATATTCCTCTTTTTGATGACTCAACTGATTCATCTGAAGAAGGCGATATTAATGTTACATTAGGTCGTTTAGGTGCAAATGCTATGGGTGCGAAGATTGATAATCTCATTTGTGCGAAGTTTGATAGTTTCTCAGCGTCTAACGATGTTGGTACTTCAAGTGTTGCTATAAGTGTGGATAATTTCTTTGAAGCTATTGCATTGCTCAAAACTGCTGGTGCTATGGGAACTTATCGAGGTGTATTTGACCCACGACAGATTTGGGGAGCTTATGGTCTTTCAAACGACCTTATTACTTCTCAACAGTTTGGTGGGACACCTGATAAATCAAATGAAATGCTTACGACTGGATTTATTGGAAGTATAGCTGGAATACCTATTTACACAAGTAGGGAAACCACAACTGCCACAACTGCTACTAAGGCTGGAATCTTTGGTGATGGAGCTTTAGCTTTTGGTTATGTCAATCCTCTTATTAGGTTCGAGCCTGAGAGAGAAGCTAAGAAACAGCGAACAGACTATGTGTTCTCTGCTAATATGGCTACTGATATTTACCAATCTACCTACGGGTGTCAGGTGTGGACTAAAACAAGTGCTGCATAAGGAAACTTATAGGAGACTATGAATAAAGTTATGATAGGAGTGGCTACTTACAATGGTCACTCCTATTGCCGACCTAAGTTTATTGATAAACTAAAGGTTATATCAAAAGGTCACGAGGTGATCATAGTTTGGAACTCTTCATGGAAAGAGGACAAACAGGGTATTAAGGAGTATGAACAAGCAGGGTTCAAAGTTATCTCTTTAGCGGAGAATAAGGATGAACAGGGCGTTGAGCTTCTTGCAAGAAAACAGAATGTTATTAGAGATTGCTTTTTGAAATCCGATTGCTCTCATCTATTGATGCTTGAGAGTGACAATATAGTGAGTGATGGATGTATTGACCAACTATTAGAACATGATGTTGAAGTAGTTACAGGTCTTTATTTTGTCCAATCCGTTCAAGAGATTATCCGTCCAGTTAGCGATGTTGTTAAGCAGCACCCTAAGTATGAGGAAATGGGTGGTTTTGATGTTTCTCTTATTATCCGTCAATGTCCTATCCCTACGATATGGGGTATATTTGGCTGTGAGATATTTGAGAACATGGATAACCCTACTTCAAGTGCTATGAGGTGTTGGACTTTAACAGACTACATTGATTACCAACAAAACGGTCATAGGTTAGTGCCTATATTCGCAGCAGGTGTCGGGTGTGTCCTATTCAGTAGAAGTGTTATTGAGTTAGTCCCCTTCCGTAGTCAGAATGTAGAAGATCCAGATGAAAAGCAATTAACTGATTTCATTTGGTATCACGAAGCTTGGAGACATGGGATAACATCTTACGTTGATATTCAGTGCTTAGTTCAACATTACCACAGGCAGTCTGCTGGTCTTGGGAACTTTAGTAAATGGTTTAGGGCTGATACGATGGAGAGGAAAGTTGAAACGAATTGAAAAATTATATGGGAAACATGAAGGTGAATCCTGTTATATAGTTGGTAAAGGCGTTTCTCTCAAATACATTTCTAAAGACCACTTCAAAGATGGCTTTATTATTACTCTGAATCAGGCTGTTGATTGGGTTGAACCACTTGAATTAGATAATACGGTTTATTCTATGCAGAAGGATCATATTGTCTCTCCTGATACTAAATACCCTATATTTATTCATAGTCACGAATCTTTAGATGAGGTTGGTGATTTAGAAAACGAATTTTACGTCTTCACAAACCATAAGATCGGATTAAGGTCAACCTTCCCAAGCATTTGTACTTCAATTACACTTGCTAAGTTATTTGGAAGTAATGACATTACACTTATAAGTTTTGATGCTATTACTAATGGGATTATTGAAAATGCAATGGGAAAGAGTTGGAAAGATTACGAGGATCACGGTAGAATGGCAGGACAGTTATTAAATGGTGTTAAATGGATAACACCGAAGGAGAAATAATGAAAAATAATTTTAATTCAAGCTCTGCTTATGGGAAATCATTAGTAGTGAGGGCAAACGTAGGAACTATATATGGGTTTCATGGATACAATTCAGGGGCAGATGCTTACATTCAGTTGTTTGATTCTGCTACATTACCTGCTGATGGTGGCGTGCCTTATGGTGGGGTGTGTATATATGCTCCTTCTGGACAGGCTTTCTCGTTTAATGCCCCACAGGGCGTACCTTGTTATTCAGGGATTACATTAGTGGCATCTACGTCAGACACAACAAAAGTTCTTATAGGTACTGATACTGTAATATTCGGTGCATCCTATAGACCAATAGTTTAAGGAGAGAAAAATGGCTGATATAAATTCAGGGAATAGTCTTGTTGGTGATAACGGTGCGTTAAATAGTGTCAATTCACTGATAATGAATCCCACTTGGAATAGGCGTACATCTTCAATACCAATATTATCTACTGCACAGGATTTAACAACAACTGCTGCTGATGTAGGAAGTGAAATAGCTTGTGGTGGTTACGATTATGCTTACGTCTATATGACAACGGTAATGGGTGCTTCTGCTAACGACTTTAGAGTGACGGTGTTTGCAAAGCATGAATCTGCTGGTGCAGAGGAAATCCCTATGGATGATGGGTTTGTGACCATATCAGGTTCGACTTTTACTGCCCCTTCTACTGTTGCAATACCTTGGTTTGAGCAGACTGAAGATGTAAGTGCTGATTTACTTATTAGGATTGCATTGGACAACTCGGTAAGATACCTACAATTACAAGCTCATGTGAGTGATGATACTGGTAATGATTCTACGATAGCGACAGCAGATGTAATCTTGGGTTACTAATGCAGGTATCTATAAAGGATCTTGACCCTGGTTTACTCACTTCGATGGGTAAGTATGTTCCAATCCCATTTTGACATTCCAGTTAAGTTTGCTGGGCCATGTATTATTAAGGTGCAAGGTATTGCGAGTGCGGCGGATTTGGACGGTGAATCGTCATTTGATGGATATGTAATTGATAATTAGAGGTAAATATGTTATTTAAAAAAGTACAGACACAAGCAGAATTTGTCGGGTTATCCGATTCGGGTTATCAGGCTATATATGAATTATTATTAGTGAAATCACCACAAGCGATAAGACTGGATGACGGTTACAGTATGGTTCATATCCAAATCGTACTGGATGAGGCTAAACGGTTGGAAACTGAGATGGTATCAAAGATGAGTGGTAATTATGTTATAGAGGAAGCTACTTACACAGACGAAGGTGAAATCTTCTCTCCTGCTGTTTATTTTGCAGTTACGGGTGAAGCGACTTTAAGGAACAGTATGTCAAGTGACTTCCTTGATGTTAGTACGGTTTGCACTGATGTTAGAATATGGTCCGACGGGAATCCAGATGTCGAACCGTCTTGGACAGTCTATAAAAATAGTTTTGTGGTTGATAATGGCTGAAGCGAAACCAGTCGAAACCGCACCA